CCTTCGTAGCCTCTAGAGAGGCAACCACCGAAAAACGGTGGGGCTACTCCCGGGCACTATGCCCGGGAGCCCTGAGCTGAGAGTGTTCTACGTTCTCAGCTGAAGGGCACCCAGCTCTGCTTAAATCCGGATACAGATCCCCGAGGAATAACTCCTCGAAGTCCGTCTCCGATACCAAGCAGGGCGGTCGCGAGTTGGCTATCGCTCGTGAAATGTTCCCAACCCGTCCATGAATGGACAGGGCGGTAACACCGCACGAAGCGAATGCCATTCTTGTGCCGCGTGGTCCAGTGCTGAGGATCGTCGTGAATGACGATATCCCCGAGGCTGGTTGGGCCGCGACACTTCCGGATACTGACTGGGATTTCATCCAGGGCATAAAGCCAAGGACGCCTAAAGCGACCAGGATCGAGGCCGTGACGACCAAAAAGGTCCCCAAGACGCCGAATCCCGTTTGCCAGGGCAATCCAGTCTTCCGGTCCCGTTGGTAGCTTCTTGACATAGTGGGCCCTCACGGGCAGACCAGAAAAGAAGTCACCGCCACAACTCTCACGGAAAGGACCCTCAACAAACGTCTTGTGGACGTTCGTCTCAAAGCCCCAAAATCGAAGAGCTGCGACAACCCTCGAAGCGTTAGATCTCCTGACGATTATATCGTCGCCAAAGACTAACACGTCCCTCTGCAAAGCTGCAGTACGGGGGTGCCCGAGCGAGGCTGCTACGCTCACCGCGTAGAACAGTAACGTCTCGAGTTCGAAGGTGTAGCCATTGCCCATGGAAGAAAACATTTCAAGTCTCTTCCATTTCCCGTCAATTAAAGTCCGCTCAGCACGGAGGGACTCTAACAACGGGCGCCAACCCCGGCTTTTGGCCAGGGCGAAGCGTGTCGCATACAAGGCTACAGTGTTGCTCGCATTCCTAATGTCGATGGTCACCCAGTCTCCCGACTGGGAGCCGACCCGAGCTATCTCCCGATGGAGAGCTTGCCCGTGGTCGAGGTCCACCGCACACGCCCTCAAACGGCGCCTAATCTCAGCGCCGACCCCAAGCTGGAAAAAGCCTGGGATCGACGCTTCGATGGCGATCGTCCGGTGCGTGGTTGCGTCCTTCGGGGCCGTTGCGAAGCGGTTCCCGAGAACGAACTTAGGTTCCCTTACCCCAAACTCATGACGAGCGCAAGCCGAGGCCCACGCCGTGCCCGCCCAAGGGACGAGCCAAGGCCACGAGTTTGTGTAAAGGTGGGGGGTAGCATCGATTTTGTCAGGCACCGTGGACGGTAAACCCTTCAACTCAAACACAGTCCCGGGGCCAAACCGGCCCTGCACCAGTGAAGGTGCTCCACCAAGGATGTCAGCCACGATTTTCTGCACGAGGTCAAGATGACCTCGTACACAGTCCTCTTCGGGTAGGAACCCTGAGAGATACCCGTGGAATCGTCGATTGGTGCGGAAACAGCTCGATTCTCCTTCAAAGAACGCTTTTTTTGCGGCGGCCTCAAGGTCTATACCAGTGGCAAGACCTTGACACTTCCTAAGAAGTTCGACCGCAGCGGCGTCCGAGAAGTAGGTAAGAGCTGTTTTGTACTGCCGCGGGTCCACGCGTAAAGACGTGAGACCGCGCCAGTCCCCAGCTGATATAAGGTCTTTTACGACCGAAGCTAGAGGACTGTCGAGAGCATCGCAAAGCGCGATTGCTACTCGCTCCACAGAAGGCGGAAACGAGTTTAATTTCATGGTCTACTCCGAGCTAGGTCTTAGCTGGCGGAGTATCCCGATTGCACGACCGCCTTGAGATGGGCGGTGGCATCGAGATTCGCACCCTGGGCGACAAATTCGTTGAGGTCAGCGTCCGGCATTTCTACCGGCAGCTCCCAAAGAACCGTCTTCCGAGCGCGATGGACCACTTTCACCGACCCGTCAGTGGCAGTCGCCG